ATGTACCAACCGACAGACGACGTGTACCAATCTCAGATGGCAACGATCAGAACGCGTAAAAAGGCCGATGGCAGCAGCAGCTACCTCGTCCAGATCCGCATTAATCGCGACAAGGTGACAGTCTACCAAGAGAGCCAAACGTTCGCCCGCAAACAGGCTGCAGTGGCCTGGGCGAAGCGACGGGAAACCGAGCTGTCTGAGCCTGGTGCTATCGAGCGCGCCAACCGGGTAGGGCACACGGTCAAGCACATGATCGACCGTTACCTGGTCGAGGCAGAGAAAGCCCGGCCTCTGGGCGAGACCAAGCGACGCACGTTGAACGCCATCAAGAACTGCTACCTGGGTGAGATGGTCGATTCCGACATCAGCCAGCAGGTGCTGGTGGACTATGCCCTATGGCGTATGAGCCCCGCAGGCGGTGGCATCAAACCACAGACAGCCGGCAATGATCTGGCTCACCTGGGTTCAGTGTTGTCGCTTGCTAGGGCTGCGTGGGAGTACGAGATCAACCCCCAAGCTATGCCCGACGCACGCCTTGTCCTGAAGCGCCTCGGCTACAACATGAAGAGTCGGGAGCGGGATCGCAGGCCAACGCTTGAAGAACTCGACAAGGTGCTTGAGCATTTTTTCGAGATGCTTGCACGGCGTCCGACAGTGATTCACATGCCGAAGGTCGTGGCGTTTGCCATCTTTTCTACGCGCCGCATGGACGAGATCGCTCGCATCATGTGGGAGGATCTGGATGAGCACCGCCAGGCGGTGAAAGTGCGGGACATGAAGAATCCTGGGCAGAAGATCGGCAACGATGTGTGGTGCCATCTGCCGGATGAGGCGTGGGCGATTGTGCAGAGCATGCCGCGTCAGTGCGCTGAGATCTTCCCGTACAACACCGATTCAATCGGCACGGCCTGGTCCAGGGCATGCAAGATGGTTGGCGTGGAGGACCTGCATTTTCACGATCTGCGCCATGAAGGTGTGAGCCGGTTGTTCGAAATGGATTGGGATATCCCGCGCGTATCAAGTGTTTCCGGCCATCGTGACTGGAACTCGCTGCGGCGTTACACCCATCTGAGGGGGCGTGGCGATCGATATACGGAATGGAGTTGGTTAGAGCGGATTATCCAGGCCTCAGTCACCCTAGGCGCCCGGGTTGAGTAGTTTGTTGGGGTGCCCGGAACGGCCGTGATTAGCCCTGCGCGTAACAGCGCTTTGGGTGGATCCGTCTGGAAGTAGTGGCGGCTTTCGACCCAAAGCGGCCCTCTGTTACGAGTACGCGGTACGATGGGACCGACATCCTTTTGTAACCACTTTCTTGGGGACATTCGCTTAATTTTGAGATAAAATTGAGGGTCGCCGTATAACGGTCGGGGAATTTTTCCGTGCTAGTGCAAGGGAATTGATCTAGTGAAGAAACGTAGACAATCAGATTGGATAAAGCAATGCAATGCGTCTCGTCGCGCATACCACAGCTTGGCGAGACCTAAGTACTCACCCAGTCCGTATCTCGTAAATTCGGTATTAGGTTTATACACTATTCCATTGCCTGAGGACCTGAGCGTTTTCTCCGATACTAAACGTTATGAACTTTACAAGTTGTTACGCCAGATAACTGAGACCCCCAAAGAAGCAAAAATACTGTTAGACTTTCGTCGCCTTTCAACATTCAAGATTTCAGCAATCATCATTCTTTTTGCGCATCTAGAGATGCTAATTGAATCGCGCGCAAAAATGAGAATAAGATGGCACCTATCCTTGGATGAAGCAATAAATGAAAAGCTTGATCAACTTGGGTTTTGGGAGCTCCTTGGGGGGGATTATACCCCAAAGGAAAATACCATTAAAATTTGCTCTATATCCCATCAACAGAAAGAAAATGACGATAAGCGTCCACTGAAAGAAGCAATTCGTTACGCTGAGCGCGCAATTTCTTCTTACGAACCAACTAGCCCCACTGAAGAAACAGACATCCTATTGTTTGAAGCTGTTTCTGAATCATTCTCAAATGTATGGCAGCATGCATATGCATCTGATATCGAAAAGAAGCATAGCACTTTGCCGGTAGCAATTAAATCTCAGAAGTGGTGGATTGCTCTTCAGCATGTTGATGATCAACTGTTTATGGCTGTATATGATGTTGGGGTCGGCATACCTGCAAGCACGAAAAGGAAGCCATGGTATAGATCACTTAACGGTGAGGTGCTAGCCCGATTGAAAGGGATGAGTTCAGACAGCATTGACATCCAGACTGCTCTGGAGTACGGGAACTCAAGATATCGAACTCAAGGTAGAGGCAACGGCTTACCTGCCGTAAAACGTTTTGTGGAGATCAATCCAAATGGACAGCTACATATCATGTCCGGTAAGAGCCTGTATAGATTTAGGTCTAAAGGTAAGGCGGAGAACTGGGTAAGCCTTCACAATCAGTTCCCCGGGACTCTAATTCAGTGGAACTTTGCCTTAACCGATACAAATGGTGATAGTGATGAAGCCTGAGAAAGTATTCAATGTTGCAGAATATACCGACACACCAATCGGGCGAAATTCTCTCGATGGTCCAAAAAACGGCGCTGACTACAGAGACAATGTTGTTGTGCCTGCGCTTGTAGATTACCAAACAATTAAACTTGATTTCTCGGAAACTATAGGCACCACGCCTTCCTTCCTTGAGGAGATTTTTGGGGGCATCATAAGGGAAAGAATTCTTAGTCCGGCTGAGCTCAAAAGGCGCGTTATCGTTATCTCGAAATACGAAAGCGTCAAAAGAAATATAAACAAGTACATCGACGAAGCAGCGGCGAAACTGAATTAAGTGGACAAGCCTTAAAATGGACCAACTTGCGCTCATTATTGCCGTTATTGCGATAGTCGCCACATTTGCCTCTGCCACTTCTACGAGCGTACGCAATGAGGCGCACCAGCAGGCTAACAATATTCAGTCGATTCTCAAGGAGCTTTCGGAGATTACGCACCGCCAATTTGAAAATTATTTATTTCTGGAGCAAGAAAACACCACCATCGACCATACCAAAGCCAATATATACGAAGCCACTTTCAATATGAAGCTGGACTTGCTTGAGTCAAATCTTGAATTATTAGTCAGGCGGTGCTCCAGCATGTTTTTCTATGATGCCGAGTCTCCAGAATTTTATGATCAGTACATTGGAATGATCAGCGATCTTAGGAACCAGATATCAATTCTCGCATACACGACTAAAGATTCACGCCGCAGCATACTTGTCATTGATGGAAAGTTGACAGTGTTATACTCGGCACTCAACCGCTATATAGGAAATAGGTTCAGGCCTATTTTTGAAAAAAGGGATGACGCAATCTAGGCGGCCAGCAAAGACAAATAAGTCCGAGATGAATTGCCAAGCAGCTCAATCAGTTTGCCAGTATGCGGAAGAACTGCCGTGCAAATATTGCGACCTCCAAGAGAAGTTTCGTGAAATACCCCGGCCACGATAATCGGCTTAGCTCAAAACGTTGCTCTCCATTACTGAACAGACACATCATCTCCTCCTCATCTCCCAGCTAGGGGAACTTTACTCTGGCGGCCTAAATTTTTCCATTCTCCTCTTGCATTCGTCGATTTCATCCATCACTTCCATCAGCCGGCAACATGTCACCGACTGCTTGAGCGTATCCGCTGATCCTGCCCACTTACATCCTGCTCAAACCGTCACTCTCGCCGGCGCCACCTATTCTGGACTGCAGTATAAAGTAGGCAGCGTGATCTCCCGGCAAACGTCTTTGGCGCCGTGGTATACGCTGCTGAGCGCAGCGATGTCGATAATATTATCGCGCAGGTCGGTCATCGGTAATTAGTTCTTGTCTCTACTGATCTGGTTTTAGCCATTCTGTTAGGTAGGAATACCATAGCTGCTGGCACCGAATCTTTGTTCGTATTCGGCTCCAAGCGAGGGTCCGCTATGGGTCGATAGCCGCCGATCGTCGGCGGCCGTCGAAGCAGAGTGGCTAGGGCGAATTCGAATGAGTGGAAGGGGCGGATTCAACTGGGTGTTCCGTACCTACGGCTGACCCTTATCAAGGGGGGCATTCTCCGTATCAGCCTGCCCGTCACCTCTTATTCAATTGCGCACACTCTTTACGCGCAGCATCCCGCTGCTGGTCCAGGTAGAGAGCCAGATCGGCAATGTGTATGCCTCGGGCGCTTTTCTGGCTCGGTTCAAGTCGGGTGATGGGCAGCTTGATCTCCCCGGCCAGCACCTTGCGTTGGAATACGAGCGGCGTGAGGTGCGTGAAGTAGTCAGCGCATACCTGGTCGAGCGAGATAATCGCCATGCCGTTGTACTGCGCCATCAAAACAAAGGCTGTGTTCACGCGAGGGCCTCCTGTTGCTCCGAGTTCGGCTGTGTGCTGCTGGGCTGAGCGTATTGCCGACCCTCATTGAACTGGCTCAGCACCTGCTTGCTGGCAAGGTTGAACAACTCGTCGGCGGTAACCGGCGCTACGGACTGCTCGAAGTTTCGCACGGCCTCAAACCTAGTGCGGTACAGCCCGGCCTGGCCGAGCCAAGCGACGGCGTGATACTCGGCGTCGGATACGGGGCAAGGTGTCGCAAGGCGCTCGCCTTGAGAGCCGAGTTTGCACTTCTTGCAGATGTGATAACCGCCGTCGTAAGGGTCCACTGTTTCCCAGAGATGCTTGTGCGTGGTTATGCGGCCATCAACGAGGCAGCTTCGTTGGATAACGGTGGTCATGCTGCAGCCTCCGCAGTCGGTGCCGTGGCTGGGGTGCTGCGCAGCTGAGCGTGAATGCGCTTGGCGAGCGAATCAACACCGAGCGCCTGTGATGTAGCCAGATTCGCCTGCTGATCCGACTTCAAGGCTTTCATGGTGCGATGAGCGAGCTGTAGTGTTTCGCCGACCTTCGTCAGCAGCTCGTAATCGGCCCTGGTCACAGGCATGCCGGTGTAGGACATGATTCGCTCCTCGAGCTCGCTGATGGTGAGCTTGAGGTTTGCCGTGGTCTTGAGGTGTCTGCGCTGGTCGGCTTCGCGTTGTACGGCGAGTTCCGCCAGTTCTTCGTTTAGCGTTTTCATGCGCTCGGCATGCGTGGCATTGCGTTCCGCCAAGCCAATTTCTTTGCCTTCTTTATATGCCCGGCGACGGGCTGCAGCGAGCAAGTAGGGCAGGATCGCCAAGGCGAAGAGTAGGGAGATCCCAGCGCTGAGGGCGTATTGGTAGGGTTGCATGTGCTGTGCTCCGAAGTACCCGCCATCGGTGTAAGTGAGAGGTCGACGGCGAGCTGGTTGCCCCTGTAGACCGGGGCCGTCTGGTTTAAGCCGTTTGCTTCGCTTCTTCCGCCTGGCTGTCGAGGTAGTCAGCGAGGTCGTGGAGGTAGATCACGTGTTGTGCCTTTGCTGAGTTGTGCAGCTTTTTGAGGCTCAGCTTGATCCGGCCTTTGTTGATCAGCTCCCTAAAGCGGCGGTCAGTACCGATGTGGGAGAAGTAGTGCTCGCGTACAGTCGTCAAAGTGAGGCAAGGCGTGCACCATTGGGCGCGCAATTGATCTAGCGTTCCGCTCATGCGCGCTCCCCAAGCCCACCTTGGGCAGGCCGGAGCTGGGTGCGGATGACTTGAGCGAGGTGCTCTTTGCAAGTGCCGGTGGCGGCAGCGCAGATCTCGCCCAGGTCATTGGTGACTACTGCGCCCACCGGTAACTCTGGGTTGGTGGTGGCGGTGATGTAGGCGATCTGGTCGGCACGGATGACGGTGTTTACGCTGTCTAGCGCCTCCCTCAAGTCGATGTCTTCCTGCGACAGCTGGCCAGAATCGGTCCGGCCGTTCGCCACGTCTTGCAGGAAGTCACGCAGGGCCATGTACTTGGCAGAGTCGCCACGCTTGAGCGTGATCGAGCTGGTGAGCGGACCAAAGCGAACGCTTAGGCGGTGGGCCTGGCTGTCGTTCTCGACTTCAATCTCCGCGTCCATCGTCGTTTCTGGTCGGCGCAGCGGGCAGGTAGTAGTGCCGCCGTCTTCCAGCGTCTTTTGCAGCAGCATCACTCGCTTCAGAGATAGGGTGTATTCGCTCATGCGGCACCCCCTGCGGATTGAGAGGGGACGACTTGAACGGTACCGGTGCCGGTGATGACTAGCTGCAAGCCGGTGCGGCGCTGGAAGGCAAGGATTTTCTGCAAGCTACTGCAGGCTGTGGGGTGGATTAGAACCGTTCCCGGTCCTTTGTGCTGTGCTGTTCTCATTGTCCGTGTCCTTTGCGTGAGAGGGTGACACGGGTCGAAATTAGCAAAAGCTAAAATACTCGGCAATAGCAAATGCTAAATATTTTTGGCGTAGCAGTACCTGCCTGATGGCCGGTATCTGCGGAAAGAGGCGGGCGTTAGAGCTTTTTAGCGTTCCAGGCGAGCAGCACGCGGGCCTGAATATGCATGCGGTCGATCATCGATAAGTCGATGGTGATGGGAGGATAGATCGGGTTGTCCGAGATCATTCTCAGCTGACCACCTGTAAGCCGCTGCAGACGCTTGATGTACAGGTCTCCGTCCAGAGTGAAGACGTAGATGGCGTCTGTTTTGACCTCGGTGATTCCTCGGTCAACCAGCAGCGCGTCACCATCGGCAAACGTCCCCGTCATGCTGTCGCCGTTGCCAGAGATGATCGCCAGGTTGTCGACTTTAGAGAACGTAAGGCCCTGCATCCTCAGCCAGTCGAGGTGCACGGTCATGTCGCGGATCACTTCAATGTGCATATAGGGGGCTGCCTTGCCATGCCCCATCGATGCCGCAATGTCGAGGTACGGGATCAGGACGAAGTTCTTGTCTTTGGTGGCTCGCGCCGAGAGCTGAACGACGTTATCCGGGGCTTTGTGAGTGGGGCCGTCCGGTTGCGGAGAGGTTAGCGTCCCTGCAGTAAGCCCGATCTTGAGCTCTAGATTGAGCGCAGCCTTCTCCCCCAGCTTGCGATGGCCGTTCAACAGTTGCGACAGATACGACGCGTCCAGGTCATGAGCCTCGGCAAATTCCTTCTGGCTCATGGTCCCCATGATCTTGCGGAGGGAGGCGATACGCCTTTCGTTGATATCCATCCGGTGATGATTGCTTTCCGTTAGCAAACAGTAAATTACAAGATGCTATTGTCTTGCTGATTAGCAATTGCTAATCTCGCCGCCAATGGAGGTGTGTATGACGCTTAGCGACTACTTGAAAACGATGGACAAGGAAGGGCTTGCGGCCTTTGCACGCCGCTGCGGGACGTCTGCGGGCCAGCTGAAACAAGTGGCTTATGGGAATCGTCGTGCGAGTGCCGGTTTGGCGGTAAGCCTGGACCGGGAAACGAACGGAGTGATCCGTTGTGAAGTGATGCGGCCTGATATCGATTGGGCCTACTTGAGAAAAGCCAGAAATTAAGGTGCTGGACCGGGGCCTCTCACCTCCCCAGTCCAGCGACGACGACGCACAGCACAGCACATCGGTCGTGGTTGTAGGATAGGTCCTACCTGTTCCTGTGACTACACCGTAAATCGAGGTTTTACGGTTATGAGTCGCATTGATCTATTGCCGGACGCTGGTCCGGTCCTCGCATTGCGGCAGGCGTTCTATCGCGCCGGTCGTGATTATCACGGTGGTATCACAAAGCTGGCCTTCGATATGGTCATGGACGTGGATACCCTGCAGAAGAAACTCCACCCCACGGAAGAGCGGCGCTGGCCCAGCCCGGACGAGATCGAGGAGATCGTCCGCTGGACCAAAGATACGCGGCTGCTAGATGCCCTCGTGCGCCCGGCCGGTGTCGTCTGGTATCGCCCGGAACCCGTGCCGGCGACCAACGAAGCGCTGCAGGCAGTCGCCAAGCTGCTGGAAGAGTCCAGTGAGTTCGTCGGTAGTCTGCACGAAGGCGCCGCCGACAATGTCTGGACGGAGGCCGAGGTACTGGATCTCGAGCATCGCGGGATGGATGTAATCCGCCAGGTACTGGCGATCATGGCGGGTGCCCGCCAAGCCATGGAGGACGAAGCTCATGGCTGACGCCGTCGATTTCGCCAACGACCACGCCGAGTACTTCCTGCAACTCTCTCTGCAGCGCCTCGCAAGACTCCCTGGCAAGCCTAGCGCCCAGTTCTGTGAGGATTGTGACGAACCGATCCCGCTGGCCCGCCAGCAGTCCGCCGCCGGTTGTGAGACCTGCTTCGATTGCCAGGAATTGCGGGAGCGCCGCAGATGAGCGAGCGCCCAACTCCTACCACAGCTGATTGGGCGCGCCGGTACATTGAAACCTTCAACCTGGCTCTGGTTCCCATCGAGCCAGGTGAGAAGGGGCCGAAGGGTAACGGCTGGAACAAGCCCGGGGGCTACTTCACTGCCGCTGCTGATGCTGAGTCGTTCTGGAAGAAGCGCCCGAGTCACAACCTTGGGGTGGTGCTCGGGCCGAGTGGTGTCTGCTCGCTGGACGTTGATGAAGTTCAATGCACCCGGCAGATCCTTAGCGAACTGCTCGGGATGGACTTGGACGCACTGGCTGATGCCTACCCGACATCGGTGGGGAACCCGGCACGCTTCCGCATCATGTTCCGTGTTCCTGATGGAGTTGATCTGAGCTGGCACCCTCTGACCTGGCCAAGCCAGACGGATCCAGACGGCTCAATCCACAAGGCGCTGATGGCGCAGGTCAGGGCTGCCAGGGATGCTGGGGACGCTGACAGGGAGGCTGCTTTGAAGGTGGCTGCTGAGCCGTTCAAGAAGATCCCCGTCTTCGAGCTGCGTGCCGGCCTGGTGCAAGACGTGCTGCCGCCTTCTATCCACCCTGGTACTGGCCTGCCATACACTTGGCGTACACCGCCATCTGCGGAAGGTCTGCCAGAGCTGCCCCCTCAGTTACTCGCTATCTGGCAGGGTTGGGACGAGTTCAAGCCCAAGGCTGAGGCTATTTGTCCTTGGCTGCCCAAAGCATCACCGGCGCCGCGACCAGCCCCTGCAAAGCCTCGCCCTGCTGCTGGGCGCAGTGGGCGCGATCTGCCAGAAGTGATCCAGTTGTTCAACCAGGCCCATGACATCGCTACGCTGATTGAGGCCCATGGCTACGAGCGTCGAGGTGACAAGTGGCTCTGCCCGCAGAGCAGCAGTGGTTTGGCAGGTGTCAGCATCATCGACGACAAGCTATTCTCCCACCACAGTTCTGACCCGTTGGCGAACGGTCACAAGAACGATGCGTTCGATGTGTTTTGCATCTTGGTGCACAACGATGATCGGCGGGCGGCGACCCGGGCGGCTGCACAGATCCTGGGCATTGATGCCAAGTCACGCCCACCAGTCCCGCCATCACTGGGCGAGCTTCCCCGTGCCCCATCCCTGGTCAAGCAGACCGAAGAACCTTCAGCTGACGAAGGCAACGCTGAGCGTTTCCCCCAAGCTATTTCGAACGGTGGGTCAGTCAGCTTGGCCGCCTCCTCGGCCGTCGGGGGGGGAGGGGGGTAGGGCTATGGACATTGCCACCGCAATGCGCCGCTTCGCCCTGGTCGAGGGGACCACAAACGTATGGGACATGGACAAGGCGAAGCCTATGAAGCGTGGCGGCTTCGAGGCTCTGGTAGGCAAGCCGCTTGCAAAAGAGTGGATGGAGCGTACCGACAAGAAGCTGATCGCCACCGAGCAGGCCCAAGAGCTTGATCAGGCCCGCCGGCTGTCAGCCAAGAAAGGTGGGGCGCTGAAACTCGATCCCATCGAGCGGTACGTGTACATCGATGGGACCAAGGATGTTTGGGACCGAGAGAAGAAACGCCGTATCGCCGAAGGCGCTGTGAAAATGGCCATGGGGGAAGAGTACAAGTGGTGGCTCAATAGTCAGGATCGCCGCGTAGTGGACGTCGACCACATCGTGTTCGATCCCACCATGACCAAAGATCCCAACATCTACATCAACACTTTCGAGGGGCTACCCCTGGAGCCGGTGCGTGATGACGCCGCCTGCGAGAATCTGCGGTGGTTAATTTCGTTCCTCTGTAACCATGACGGGGATGCGCTGGCTTGGCTGACGAAGTGGTTGGCGTATCCACTGCAGAACATGGGGGCCAAGATGGATACAGCGGTGCTTATGCACTCGATCATGGAGGGCTCAGGCAAAAGTCTGCTGTTCGCTGATATTTTCGGTCAGCTGTACGGACAGTACGCCGCGACTGTTGGCCAAACGCAGTTGGAGGGTAGCTTCAACGCCTGGCAAAGCCGCAAGTTGTGGGCTGTGTTCGAGGAGGTCGTTAGCCGTGACCAGCGGTACAACCAGGTGGGCAAGATCAAACACATGATCACTGGCAAGACGGTGCGGATGGAATCGAAGTTCATCAATGGCTGGGAAGAAGCCAACCATATGAATGCGGTCTTCCTGAGCAACGAAATCATGCCGTGGCCTATCAGCGATGATGATCGCCGGATGCTGGTGATGTGGCCACTGCAAACACTGCCGGTTGAACGGCAGAAGGCTATTGGTCGGGAGTTAGCCAACGGAGGGGTGGCGGCGCTGTACGGTTGGCTGCTCGCGGTGGACCTCGGCGATTTCAACCAGCGCACCCGACCTCCGAAGACCGAGGCACGCCAACGTTTGGTAGCACTTAGCCGAACGGCATGGCAGACTTTCCTGCACCTTTGGCGAACTGGAGAGCTTGGCGGAGGTCTTTGGGGATGCTGTTTGGCCACAGACCTGTATGCTCTGTTCATTGAGTGGTGCTCGCGCAACAAAGAGCACTCCATGAGTCAGACGAAGTTCTCGTTGATGCTCAGCGCAACAGTGCAGAAGACGCGCTCAATCCCTTGGACGGAGCGTAACAACCGTCGCTTTGCGGCGTTCTTCTTCCCTGATGATCCCGAAGCTTCCCTGCCCCCATCGTTCAATGCGGCCGAGCTGGGGCAAACCGTCATCACCTGGCGCAGCAAGGCGAAACTTGCAGGGTGGAACGTCGATGCCTGGGAACATGTGAAGGGGGTGGCAGCATGAAGCCAAGAGCCCCTGTGTTGGGTGTGTTGGGTTTGTGTTGGGTAGTTCTAAGCAACCCAACACGCGTAGAGGCCCCGCATCTCAAGGCTTCCCGTACCTCTGTGTTGGGTGTGTTGGGTTCGCGCACGCGCACGCGTGTGCGTGAGATATTTTTCTTTTCTCAATGGCTCTACAAAAAAACCTATGCGAGGACTAAAGAACCCAACAAACCCAACACACTCAACACACCTAGTGATAAAGCATTGAATCTATTGGGTTTTAACTGTGTTGGGTTTGTGTTGGGTTGCTGTTTCTTGTGTTGGGTTGGTTTTCTTGGGGGGCACACTCATGAATGACGAAGCCGAGCGCCTACAAATGATTGAAGGGCTGATGCAGCATTGGGGAGAGCGGCGGTCACTCCTCGGGCATCAGGCCGGATTGGGCAGTCAAATGGGTAGCATCATGGAATGGAAGGGCGCAGCTCCCCGTGGGGGAGTTGCTGGGGCGAGAGTGCTTATTGGTGGAGCGGGCTTAGATCATTCGGCGGCGGAGATCGATGCGGCAGTTGCGGAGTTGGAGCGTCGCGACGAACGCGGGGCAATCCTGGCGAAGCTGGCCACTTATCGGTATCTGCATGGGGCAACAATCCGTGAGCAAATGCGCGAGGTCGGGCTGGCAGAAGGTGCCGATCGGACCTACCGGAATTGGATCAAAGCACTGCATCTGCAGGTGCTGGCCATCCTGATGGCTCGATCCGGGCCTAACAGACGACATACCGTTCGTCGGTTCAATATGCAACATGTGCGCAACATCGACGCTACATAGTCACCACATTGCGACGAACCGAAAATAGCCCCTTTTCGGTTTTTCCGGTGGCATGTACAAAGGCGTCACGATGTCAAAAGTGCGCTTAGGCGCTCCCCTACAAGTACTGTGCTGTGCAATCCGCTCCGACCTGTCGGCGCATTGAGAACCCTGCCACCCGGCGGGGTTTTCTATTTCCGGTGCCGTGCTTTGCCAATGAGGCTTACATGAACAGCGAGCAACAAACGTTAGCCGAACTGCCGATCTGGATGGTGATCGTGCTGTCCCTGGTCGGTGGTGTTTCGGGAGAGATGTGGCGGGCGGATATGGCGGGTGCTCGCGGTTGGGGTCTGATCCGCCGGTTAGCGTTGCGCTCTGGTGCCTGTGTGACCTGCGGTCTTTCGACCAACATGCTGCTGTACGCGCTTGGCGTTTCAGTGTGGGCGGCGGCAGCGGTAGGTTGCTTGGCTGCGATGGCCGGGGCCGATGTTGCGATCAACCTCTATATGCGCTGGGCCGCCAAGCGTCTGGGCGTGAGCGAGATGCCTCCGCCCAGTCACCCTGGTGCCGGTTAAGACATGCGCTTCTGTTTAGCCGTCAGCCTCATTGATGTTGACTTTGAGCGTCCTCGCGAAGTAGCCGCGATGCTCTACAGCCTCGATAACCTCTTTCCTGTTTAGTCCCAAGGGGAGGCTACCGACTTCGCTATCGACTTGGTTTGGTCGTTCAAGCCCATTCAGAAAATTAGGTTGAAGATCTTCAAGCTGATTGATGCTTGTGCCGCGCTTCACGATCAGAAGTCTCTCAAGCGCCTGATCGCGGTAGATATCGAACTGCATTTTCAAGTCCTTTTTGATGGGGCGTCGGAACGATGCCGCCAACCGGACTTGTTACCACGACTGCTCTTATTTTCACAGCTCACCAATCTGTGAGCTCAACCTACCTGTGAGGTGCTTATGACTCAGAAAACTTACACCGTGTTTCTGCCTGATCGTCCCTTGCCCATTTGTATCGAGGCTGACGATTTCGCTCCTTTGGGTTGCGAGCTGGTTCTGCGTAAGGGCGACGAAGCGGTGGCGCGTACTTCTGATCGCGGTTTTGTGGTTCGTACCGACTTGGCCCGTGAGTCTTGTGCAGACGCTGAGCTGCTGCCATGGCAGTTGAAGCGTCCGACCGTGGAGCCAATTGCGCCAGGTGCCATTGCGGAGATCAAAAGTCATCCTGCCCCAGTGTGGCCGTTTATGGCTGGTGTAGGCGCGGCGTTGGCTTGCCTCTATGGGGTCGGCAGCTGGTTGGTGTGATGAAGTGCCCCGGCCCTTGCTGGCTAGGGCCGGGGACCCTGGCGATATGGCCAGGGTACGGGGCAGGAAACCCGCGGTTCTTTGTTAGCGGAAGGTTCACCAGCTTAGTGAACTGCGGTGAACTGGTTAACCCCCTGAATTCATTGGGTGAACTGGACATTTTGACATGACCCACCTGACGAAATCGGAGTTCGCCGCCCGGCACGGATGGTCGAAATCCTACGTTTCAAAACTGGCCAAGCAGGATCGCCTGGTGTTAACCGCCGACGGTAAGGTCGATGTAGAAGCCACAGAACTGCTGCTGGCCGAATCTGCCGATCCGAGCAAGGCGGCTGTCGCCGCTCGGCACGAGGAGCACCGTGTCGAGCGGGATGTTCGAAGCCAGCTCCAGCCCGGCCCCGGCCCATTTGCGACGCTTCAGCCAGATTCGCCGTCCGTTGGGGCTCACAACTTCCAGAAGGCGAAGGCGCACCGCGAGTACTACCTTGCCCAACTGGCTGAAGCAGAGTTCAACAAGGTCCAGGGCAACCTGGTCGAGCGGCAGGCTGTAGAAGATGCCGCTTACTCTGCGGGTCGTATGCTTCGCGATCAGTTTCTCGGCCTTGCGCCACAGCTGGCCGCCGAGCTAGTCGCGATGAGTGATCCGTGGGACATCGAGAAACACCTCATTGACGCCTTCCGCCGCGTCTTCACCGAGGTCGGCAAGATGAACAGCGCCGACCTTTCGCAAGCCATTACACAGAGCTGAGCCTATGCCCACCGGATACGCAGACGGTGCCGAGGTGTACCGCGAAGCGTATTGCAGAGGGCTGAAGCCTGACCCAGATCTGTGGGTCGACGAGTGGTCGGACGAGTACATGCGGATCCCGCGTGATACTGGCGCCGCAGAGCCTGGCAAGTACCGCACCGCGCGTACACCGTACGCCCGCGAACCCATGCGCTGCCTGTCTCCAGCCCATCCGTGCAAGCGGGTGGTGACCAAGGTCGCATCGCAGCTGATGAAAACGCAGATTGCCCTAAACTGGATCGGGGCGCTGATACACATGGCACCGTCAAACATCTTGACGCTACTGCCCAGCCTGGGACTAGCCAAGCGGGTGTCCTCGCGGATCGGTAAGACGATCGATGCTACGCCCGAACTCAAGGCGCGTGTGGCGGCTAACCGCTCCAGAGATGCCCGCAACACCATGGACACCAAGGAGTTCGAGGGTGGCACGTTGTTCGCCACTACGGCTGGCTCGGCTGCCAACCTGTCCGAGCTGTCGGCGCGGTACATCTACGGCGATGAGGTTGATCGTTGGGATGTCGACGTTGACCAAGAGGGCGACCCCATCAAGCTGGCCGAGGCCAGGGGCAGTACCTTCGGCCGCAATGCCAAGTTCTATTTCTCCAGCTCACCGCTCATCAAGGGGGCGTCGCGGATCGACGACCTCTTCATGATGGGCGATCAGCGCCACTTCTACGTGCCGTGCCCGACCTGTGGGCACATGCAGGTGCTGAGCTGGGACCGCCTGCTGTACTCGCCTGACTTTAGCACCGTTCACTACCAGTGCGCAGGGTCGGATTGTGATGTGCTGATCGAGGAGCACCACAAGAGCGAGATGCTGGCAAAAGGCGAGTGGCGCGCGCATGCGAAAGGGGACGGCGAGACGGTGAGCTTCCAGCTCAACGCGCTGTATGCCCCGCTGGGCTGGCACTCGTGGACGATGTTGGCCCGCGAGTTCGAGGAAGCCAAGCGCGCCCAGGACCGCGGCGATCTGGAGCCCATGCAGGTGTTCTACAACACCCGCCTGGCTGAGGTCTGGGACAGTGCGATCGAGCAGACCAAGGCCGAAGTACTGCAGGCCCGCGCGTTGCAAGAAGACTACGTGCTCGGCACATTGCCAGTGGGAGCGCTTGCGTTGACGGCCTCCGTCGACGTTCAGGCCAACCGCCTGGAGCTGATGGTCATGGCCTGGGGCGCTGGCATGGAACGCTGGGTGGTCGATCACCAGGTGATCCCCGGTGACCCGGCCGACGAGCGTACCTGGGCGCTGCTCGATGACCGCCTCAAGATTCGCTACCGCCACCCTTGTGGGGTAAGCCTGGCGATCTTGGCCACTGGCATCGACTCCGGCGGCCACCACACCCACGAGGTCTACCAGTTCACCCGCGTACGCCGTTGGCGCAACGTGTTTGCGCTCAAGGGGGCGAGTAAGCCGGGTCGGCCTGTTATCGCCCAGCGGCCGTCGCAGGTGGACGTCACTTGGAAAGGCCAGACCGAACGAAACGGTGCTGAGTTGTGGATCGTTGGTACCGACACGGCCAAGGACTGGATCTATAACCGCTACAGCTTCGAGAAAGGCCCTGGTGCGCTGCACTTCGCGAAGGACCTGCCGGACGAGTTCTTCCAGCAGTGCGTGGCCGAACGCAAGATCGCCCGCTACGTGAAGGGCTATAAGCGGATCGAGTGGGTCAAGAGCAAGGCCGAGCGCAACGAGGCGCTGGACCTCATGGTGTACAACCTGGCCATGGCCAACTTCCTCGGCCTGCACCGGTACGGCGAACAAGACTGGGACAAGCTGCGGCAGGCGCTCGCGCAGGCCAGCCTGTTCGATCAAGGCGAGCAGCAGCCAGCCCGGCCTCAGGCCCGCGAGCCGGTGGCAGGTGACCAGGGTGAAGATGATCCGCCGCCACCGACTGCACCGGCGCCGTTCAGGCGAAGCGAGCCACCCCCACAGCCGGCCCCACGTGCCGCGCCCCAATCCATGCAACGCCGCAGCTCCAGCAGCGGCTACCTGAAGAGACGCTGACATGGCTTACACGAAGGCAGACCTCGCCACCGTCGAGCGTGCGATCGCGCGTGGTGAAAAGATCGTTCGGTACTCGGATCGTACCGTCGAATATCGAACGGTCGATGAGTTGATCAAGGCCCGCGACCTGATCCAGTCTGAACTGGTGAGGGCCGCCGGGCCGCGCTCGCGCGTGACTCGCCTCTACCATGGGGGCAAGGGACTGTGAGCGGACGTTATATGTCCCTCGGCCGTTCGGGCATCTTGGTGCCCGAGCGGATCAAGGCCAGCTACGAAGGCGCCGCCGAGGGACGGCGCTCATCGGGGTGGGATGCGCCGGACACCGGCGTGAACAGCTTGATCATGCCGGCTTTGCGCAACCTGCGTTCCCGCTCCCGCAGCGCGGTCCGCAATGACCCATACGCCGCCAACGTCATCGACAAGCGGGTCAGCAACCTGATAGGCACCGGCATCACACCGCATCCGCAGTTGGCGGATAAAGAGGTGCGCAGGACGATGCAGGTGCTGTGGGAGGATTGGGTCGATGAGGCTGACGCCGATCAGCTCACCGACTTCTACGGTCTCCAGGCCTTGGTGGCTCGCACTGTGGAGCAGTCAGGCGAATGCTTCATCCGTCTGCGCCCGCGCCGGCTGGAGGATGGCTATGCGGTGCCACTACAACTGCAGTGCCTGGCGCCGGAGTTCGTCCCTCACGATAAGTTCGAGATGACCCGTTTTGGTAACGTCATCCGCGCCGGGATCGAATTCAACGGCATGGGCCGGCGGGTGGCGTACTGGTGTTACCGCGTCCACCCCAGCGACAAGTCCTCACTGAATGTTGGTTACAACCAGTTGGTACGGGTTCCGGCCGAGCAGATGCTGCACATCTTCGAGCCGTTGGAACCGGGGCAATTGCGCGGTGTGCCGCGCTTGGCGCCGGTCCTGAAGCGCTTGCGCAGCCTGGACAACTTCGACGATGCGGTGCTGTTCCGGCAGGAGGTGGCCAACCTGTTCGCAGGCTTCGTGCGCAAGCCTGCGCCGGACGGTCGGCCACAGCTTGATCCCCTCACCGGTGCGCCAGTCGACCTCGACCGGGATGGTTTTACCCCCATGGTGGGGCTGGAACCCGGCACCGTGCAGGAGCTGGGGGCCGGCGAGGAGATCGAGTTCTCCGACCCACCGGACGCCGGCAACAACTACCGCGACTTCATGCGGCAGCAGCTGATGGCTGCTGCTGCCGGCACCGGCTTGCCTTACGAGTTGATGACCGGCGACATGCAGGGCGTGAACGACCGCGCGATCCGCGTGGTGCTGACCGAGTTCCGGCGCCGGCTGGAGCAGCTGCAGTTCCAAGTCTACGTCCACCAGTTATGCCGCCCGGTTCGGCAAGCCTGGTTGGATATGGCGGTGCTGGCTGGGGCACTCGACCTGCCGGATTACTCGCAGCGGCGCCGCGAATACCAGCGCACCCGCTGGGTGCCGCAAGGCTGGGCCTACATCCACCCCGTTCAAGACGTCCAATCCCGGCAGATGGAAATCGCTGCCGGGTTCACCACGCGCAGCGAGACTTGTTTGCGCAACGGTACTGATGCCGAGGTGGTGGACGAAGAAAACGCCGCCGATCTCGCCCGGGCGCAGGGCCTGGGTATCAAGTACAGCACTTTGTCGGCGGTCGATGACGATCCCGACGAGAAGGAGAAAGCATGAACCCCCTGAAGCCCCTCCGTATTTTCAACAAGGCGCCAACGCCGCAGCCCGAAAACGAGCAGCACTGGTACCGCATCAGCGCTGCGACCGAGGCAGAAGGTGCTGCTGGCGCAGAGCCAACCCCGATTGAGATCTACATCTATGGCGAGATCGGTGGCTGGGGTATCACCGCCAACCAGTTCATTCGCGACCTGAAGGCGATCGATGACGGTGTCTCGCCGGTACAGGTGGCCTTCAACACCAACGGCGGCGACCTGTTCGAGGGTGTGGCCATCCATAACGCGCTGAGCCGCCTGGGCGAGCGCTGCACCGCTCGGATCGATGCCTTGGCGGCGAGCGCGGGTAGCGTTGCGGTTTGCGGCGCTCACCGAGTGGTGATGGCGTCGAACGCGATCCTGATGATTCACAACCCCTACACCTGGATCGAAGGTGACGCCGAAGAGCTGCGCCGGGTGGCCGATGTGCTCGACCAGGCTTTCGAGGTGATCATCGCGGCTTACAAGGCCAAGTCGCCTGACATCGATGAAGCCGAACTGCGCCGCCTGGTCAACGCCGAGAGCTGGCTCACCGCCGAGGAGGCGCTTGCGCTCGGGCTGGTTGATGAAATTGGCAGTGGCGTGCAGGTGCGGGCATGCCTGGGAAATGGCGCGGCCATGGCCCGGTACCAGAAAACCCCGCAGACGTTGCTCGATCAGTTGGCCAACAAGCCGCCGGCAGCCGACCCGGCAAAGCCGCCTGCGCCGACCAAGCCTAACATCGCCGACTCCACGGCGCTGGCGCTGATAATCACTCAGGGCTGTTCCAAGGCGGGTATCGGCAACCTGGCTGAGACGCTGATTGCGTCGACCAAGCTAACTGATGCGGCCACGGTGCAGGCAGCGCTTAAGCAGGCTAAAGGCGTACACGATCTGTGTGTCGCGGCGCGGTTGCCTGAGCTGACCAAAGAGTACGTCGCTGCCGGCCTGGATGCTGACGCGGTGCGGGCGCGACTGTTCGAGAAGATTGTCAGCTCCGGTAAGGGCTTCGAGATCAACAACGCCCTGCCGCCGGCTGACGACGATCAAGAGAAGGTCAAGGCGCAACTCCCCAATCCATCCAACATCTGGGCTGCCCGCCGGCAGGCCGCCAACAAAGGAGCACGACCATGAGCACCATCCACCAGGAACCGGTCCACGCCGGTGAATTTCTGCTTTCTGAAGGTGCCGGGAAAATCTCCCGCGAAGCCATCAACATCGTCGCTGGCCCGGCCATGGTTGCTGGCCAGTTGCTCGGCCTGGTCACCGCAAGTGGTGAGTTCGCTCCCTACAACCCCGAAGCTGAAGACGGCAGCGAGAACGCAGTCTGCATCCTGTTCGCACCGCTCGGCGAATCGGACGTCTCACGACGTGGGCGCGCTGTGGTGCGACTGGCCGAAGTCACCGAGGCGCTGTTGACAGGCCTCGACGGCGATGCGGAAAAGTCCTTGGCGGCGCACTTCATCATCCTGCGTTGACCTGACCCCTTTTTTTGTCCAACCCCGCCTTGAGCGGGGTTCTTACTTTCTGGAGTTCCCCATGGCTGAGATTGCCATTTTTCAAGATGATGCTTTTGGCGTTGCAGCCCTGACTGCGGCCATCAACGAGCAAGAGTACGTGCCGGGCCGCCTGGCTGCTCTCGGGCTGTTCCGCGAAGAAGGCGTCCCGACCCTGACCGTTCAGATCGAAAAGGACGGCGATACCCTCGCCCTGGTGCCTGCTGGAGAGCGGGGTACCTCCGGTTTGGTGGTCGCTGGCAGCAAGCGCAAGCTCATCCCCTTCAACACCATTCACCTGCCGCAACGGTTCTCGATCAAGGCTGACGAAATCCAGGGCATTCGAGCGTTTGGCTCTACCACTGAGCTGCAGGCCGTTCAGGCGGTTGTGAACAAGCGCCTGGGCAAGGCCCGGAGCCAGCTGGACGCCACCCACGAGTATCATCGCATGGGCGCAGTCAATGGCCAGGTGCTCGACGCAGACGGCTCGTCGGTGCTGCTGGACATCTATAAAACCTTCGGTGTGTCCCGGCAGACGCTATCGATGGGCCTCAACGACCCGAACGCCAACATCCAGGCTCAGTGTGTAGACGCGCTGGATATGCAGGAAGACGCGCTCGGCAATGTCACCACCACCGGCGCGCGTGCGTTCTGTGGCAAGACCTTTTGGAAAAAGTTGATCTCTCACCCGTCGGTGGTCGAGACCTACAAAGGCAGCCAGCAGGCCGCCGCTCTGCGGGGTGATGGGCGAGAGGGCTTCGAGTTCGGCGGCATCAGTTGGGAGCGCTATCGCGGCAAGGTCGGTGGCAAGGCCTACGTTTCCGATGACGAAGCCCGCCTGGTCCCAGAAGGTGTCTCGGACTTGTTCCTGTCGATCTACGCGCCCGCGGACTACATCGAGACAGTCAATACCGAGGGCCTGCCGTACTACAGCAAGATCGAGGAAATGCCTTTCGGGAAGGGCATTGACGGCGAGGCGCAGTCCAATCCGTTGCACATCTGCACCCGCCCCCGTGCTGTCCTGCGCCTGACGCTCTGATCATGGCCTTCCGAGACCTGATCAACGACGTGGACGACGTGGTGTTCGACGTCCTAGGCGACTTGGCGCAGATCGACGGCCGCCCAGTTCTCGGGATGTTCTCGGCGCCCTGGCTGCAGCCCAAGCTCGGCCAAATCAGAACCGCTCTGCGTGAGCCGCATCTGGTTATCAGGGTTGGCGATAACGCCGGTGTAGAGGTGAAGCAACGGGTTGTGATCGATCTGCCGCCAGAGGACGGTGGCGGAACCTACACCATCGCGGGCAGCGAGCCTGGTGGCGATGGTCTTGTAACGCTGATCTTGAGGAAGGCGGTATGAGTGTTGGTAGCTATTACAAGCAGTCAGCCAGCAGCGGGTTGATCTCGTTGCAACTGGACCCGCAGGCGCTCAAGGGCTTTCAGGATTTCACCAGACTGGTCCCCAAAGCTGCCCATGCCGCGCAACGACGGGCAATCAACAAGACGTTGCGCTGGCTTCGAACGCACGTCGCCCGGGAGGTAGGCCGCCAGGAGCGAATCGCTATCGCGGCGGTGAGGCAGCGGCTCAGGGCGTTCCCGGTGTCAGGGAGCGGTCCGGGCAAACTCTGGTTCGGCATCAACCCCATCGAAGCCAGTCGAGCGGGTAGGCCCCGGCAGAGCCGGACTGGCGTTTCTGTGGCGGGCCGCAAATACCAGGGCGCGTTCTTCAAGACCGTGTACGGCGGCAATCCGGATATCTGGATCCGTACTGCAAGCAAGCACTTCGACGCGGACAGCTACCCGGATAGCGAGGTATCAGGGGGCGGTGGACGACGTTCTGGTTGGATCTCGGAGAACGACAGTCGCTTCCCATTGGCCAAGGCGAAGATCTCCCTGGAGGACGTCCGGCCTCACTTCGAGGCATGGACCAATCGCGCGCACGAGCGCCTGGTAGTCGTCATGGAGCAAGAGCTGAACTTTGAATTACAGAAGTACCTTCGGAGGTCGGGCAATGGATGAGGATTTTATTCCACTAGGCCAGGTGTACGCGGCCATGGAACAGCACATCAGGGAAGCCATTCCAGGCTTGCAGTATGTCGGGACCATGCCGAGCGGCATCGAGGTCGTCCCACCGCCTGCAGTGGTGCTCGAACTGGCAGGATTCGAAAGTGCCGAAGAGGACCCGGGGACGGGGCAGGCTGCGGTCGATGCGCGTTTTGAAGCGCGAGTGCTTGTACCGGGGGAGGAAGACAACTGCTTGCACATTGCTGCATTTGTGGCTGCTCAGTTGGCTGTGCTGCTCCGCATGCAGTCGTGGGGCTTACCGGTGAGGTTCGCTGAGTTTGTGCGGGCCGAGCGCGATTGGAGCAGGCCAGAGCTGGACGGCTTTGCAGTCTGGGTGGTCGAGTGGACTCAGATCATTTACCTGGGCGAGGAGGAGTGGCCGTGGCCCCGAGAGCCCGGCCCGGTGCTGTTCGCCGTCGACCCTGACAGCGGGGAGGGGAAGGAGCAGCACTACCAGCATCCGGAGACCATGGAATGAGCTACCCGACTGCGCAGCATGACCGGATGATTTCCGACCAGGTAATCAAGGGGTATGTGGTTGCCGTGGACTTGGTGGCCGGGAGGCTGCGCATGACGGACGGCAGCGACTGGGTCAGTGCATGGGTGAAGTGGCATGCCCTGGCAGCCGGCAAGGCCCGCCATTGGCGGTCGCCAAGCCTGGGCGAGCAGGGCGCGCTGATCAGCCCGAGCGGTGACCCTGCCCAGGGCACATTTGTGCCCGGGCTGTATGGCAATGCGGGCCCGCAGCCTGACAACCGCGACCATGTCGAGGTGTGGCGTTTCGATGATGGCGGCTCGCTGGTCTACGACTGGGAGGCTAATAGCTACACCATCAAGCTGCCCACGGGCACGGTCAGCATCGAGGTCGGCGGCAGCAAGGCGGTGATCACCGCCGATACGATCAGCGCCAAGACCACGACGATGACGGCCGAGGCGCAGGCCGTCACGATCAAGGCGCCGTCGATCACCTTGGAAGGTGAGGTTCTGATCAAGGGCGCGTTACGCGTAACGGGCGATATCAATGGCGGTGGGATGATCATCGACACCGCCGGCAACACGGCAAATCACAAGCACTGACAGCCCGCTCATGCGGGCTTTGTCTTATCTGGAGAACGCCTTATGGCTGACAAGAAATCAGTTTCAACCGATGAGGCGCCTGCCTCGGAGGCAACCGGCGCGACCGTTGTGGCTCACCTGGCTGCAGCCAGGGCAGGGGCACAAGTCACCTTCGCCGACACCGTCTACACCTCGCGCTCGCTTTACCTGGCCAAGGGCGAGGACCTGCGCGAGTTCAAGGTGGTGGCCAAGCGCGTCAGCGTGCCGGCCGACGACGCCGAGGCGCTGGCCTTCCTGGCTGATCACCCTGAGCTGCAGCGGCTGGACGGCTGACCATGATCGGCCTGGATCGCCGCACCGGCGAAGCTATCTCGGGCCTTGACCACCTGCGCCAATCCATCGAAGACATCTTGACCACGCCACTCGGCAGTCGCCGCATGCGGCCGGAATACGGCAGTAAGCTGCGGCGTTACGTCGACATGCCGGTCAACGGGGGGTGGAAAAGCGCGGTGCAGGCCGAGGTGGCGCGCTCGTTGGGCCGCTGGGAGCCGCGCTTGAGGCTGGAGCGGGTAGTGGTCACCTCGGTGCTTGATGGGCAGATCGGCATGACGCTGACCGGCGAATACCTGGGCAGCACCGCCGTCATGGAGGTAACCGCATGATCGACCTTTCCCTGCTGCCCCCGCCCGACGTGGTGGAGAGCGTGGATTTCGAGGAGTTGTATCAGGAGGTACTGAGCATCTTCCGCGAGTTCATGAAAGACCAGTGGACTGCGGCGCTGGAATCCGACCCGGTGGTCAAGCTGATGGAGGTCATGGCCTACCGGGAAATGCTCACTCGCGCTCGGGTCAACTCGGCGGCCAAGGCAAGCTTGCTTGCCTTCGCGCGGCGCAACGATCTGGACAACCGTGCTGCGGACTATGGCGTGGAGCGCTTGACGCTTCGCGCTGAGGATCTGGACGCAGTGCCCCCGGTCGAGGCGGTGATGGAAGACGACGATGCGCTGCTGTACCGCACACGGCTGTCGCTTGAAGCCTTGTCTGTCGCTGGCAGTAGCGGGGCATATGAGTACCACGGGCTCAGTTCTTCGGCGGAGGTTGCCCAGGTGTCAGTCGACTCGCCGAGATTCTCCGGGGTCGAGGTGGCCCCGGCGCTTAGGGCTCAGTTGCCACCGGGTGCAATCGTCCTTGTCTGCGACTACGACGCCGGCCTAGCCAACCCGCTGCCGGGTGACGTCTCGCTGGCTGTATTGCCTACGCTGGCCAGCACGACACCGCCTGAGCAGTTGGTGGCGGGTGTGCTTAGGAAGCTGTCGTCCGAGGACGTTCGGCCAATCACTGATCGGCCACGTGCGCAGCTAGGTGTGCCTACTGACACGAGTGTGGAGGCAGTGCTGTGGGTGGAAGATGGTCCCGACCCTGACGTTGTCGCCAAAGCAGCTCGCAAAAGCTTGGATCTTGCGATTGCTGGGGCGCGGCGGCTCTCGGGCCAGCTCTCCTTGTCGTCGGTTTACGCGGCGTTACACGTAACGGGCATTACCCGCGTAGACCTGCTCAAGCCTGTGGAGGGGTTGGTGTGTGACAAGCGGCATTACCCCCGTGCCACTTCGATTGTGCTGACCACGAAGGTGATGGCATGAGCCTGTTGCCGAACAACGCGACCCAGTTAGAGCGTGCCCTGGAGGCGGCCGCCAACCTTGGCCTTGACCCGGACATTATCCGAGGCGTGGCCGACTCGGCGCGCTGCCCGCCGAACTTCCTGCCCTGGCTGGCTTGGGCGTGGAAGGTCGAGGGCTGGGAAGCGGCTTACACCGACGAGCAGCGCCGCGCGCTGATCCGCGAGGCGATTCCGGTTCACAAGACCAAGGGCACGGTCGGCGCAATACGGCGCGTGCTCAAGGCCGTGCGGGTCAATGCGGATTACAAGGAATGGCGCGAGATCCCTAATGCGGCGCCGTACACGTTCCAAGTTACGGCTTGGGCCAACGAGAACCGGCCGGGCGAAGGCTCGATCATTTCGCCGCAGTTGGAGGAGCGCTTGCGCGCTCTGGTCGACGCGACCAAGAACGAGCGAAGCCACTACACCTTCCGGCTCGGCGCCCGGTTCGACGGAGGTCTGGCCGCTGCCGGGGCCAGTCAGGGGCAACTGCTGCACCGCAAGACGGTAGAGCCTGCGCCCGTTCCGGTTGACCCCTCGGCGCAGGCCCTGCAGTTCGCTAACGCCACTCAGGCGCGGGGGCTACACCGGCAGACGATGGAAATGCCGGTGGTGCCGATTCCGCTTTCTGAGCAGGCGCTGCAGGTGGCCAGCGTTACCCATGCGCGCGCTGTGACTCGGGGTTATGCCCAGGCGCAGCCCGTCCCGATCAATGCAGCGGCCACCGTATCGGTCGCCAATTCGCTGCGTACCCGTATCGTCGTGCGGGGCACGATGGAGGCTGTTTTATGAGTACCCCTTTACAACCGGTGATCACCAAGAAAGGTCTGGCGGCGGTCTGGAATGCCACCAGCACCGGCCTTTCTACCGAGATCACCCACATTGCACTCGGCACGTCGGGCTACACGCCGACCAAAGAGCAAACCGGCCTGCGTGCCCAGGTGGCCAAGTACCCCATTGCCGGCGGTGAGAGGCTGAGTGACAGCCTGATTCACATCACCGCCATCGCTGATGGCCCGGCCGCGTTCTGGGTGCGTGAAATCGGCTTTCTGTTGGCCGATGGCACGCTGTTGGCGGTCTGGTCGCATGCGACTGACGCGCTGACCTACAAACCAGCCAATACCGATTTGCTGCTGGCCTACGACCTGTCCTTGACGGCGCTGCCGGCGGATAGCGTGACCATCGTCAGCAGCCCGGCGGGCCTGAACCTGTCTTTGGCGGCGCCATTGGCGGCCATGGCCAGTGCCCTGGTCGGTGAGCAGCTGCGCAGCCTGCAGCAGCAGGATCAGATCACCGATCTGGCCCGGCAGCAGCAAAGCACCGCCGAGCAGATGGCACGCCAAGTGGCCAGCCTTGCCGAGCGTCAGGGCACGGCCGAGTACCGGCATGCTGTCGACCATGAGGGAGCGCTGGCTGTCGGCATTCGCGCGGTCGAGGCGGTGCTGAGTGAGCAACTGCGCAGCCTGGACCTGCAAGACCAGATCGCGCTGCTGAGTCGGCAATTGCAGCTGGTCAGCGAGCAGGCCGAGCGCCGCGACGTGCGCCTGGCGACGACTGAGCGTCGGCATGAGGTCGACCACGAAGGCCTGCGCAGCATGGGTATAGCTGTTGCAGAAGCCACCCTTTCCACCCAAACCCAACTGACCCAACACATCAACGGAGCATAAGATCCTATGAGTCTCGAAACTGAAATCGCTGGCCTCACCAGCAAGGCCACCGCGCTGCTCGACTACTTCAGCACCTTCAAAAGCGCGGCCGCCAAGGCTATTGCCGATGCGGTTACCGCTGCGCCGGCTATCTCGCGCACCTTCTACATCAACCCGCAGACCGGTGACGACAACGCCCTTGGTAACGCGGACACCCCCTTTAAGACCCTCGCCCGAGCCATTGCGGCAACGCCGAGTGGCGGTGTGGGTGATTTCATCCTGCAGGGCGACTACACCCACGGCGAGGCAGCCTCGGTGGGCAGCCGCCGCATCATCGTTCGCGGTGACAACGTGGATGCCAACACCCGGAAACTCATCTTGAACGAGTACCTGGGTGCCAATGGCATGAAGCGATTCGGAGGGTTCCAGGTCAACATGGGCGGCTCGCTTGACTTCGCCGATATGACCGTCTCGCTGCCTGATTCTGCGGGTGGTCTGTCGGCGGCTCAGGACGCTTACTACTCGATGACCTATGCCGGCGGCAGCAAGCTGCCAGGCTTCATTCCGATCAAGTTCTACAACGTGGCGTTCGCCCTGCGTGGCACGTTCACCGGCAAGATCGTTGGTTCTGGCCTCCCTTGCGTGTCGCTGAGTGCGGTGAACTGCACCATCCCTTCAGCGCTTGAGGGTTACCTGGTTCAGGGCGTGGCGGCTGGCAAGGACCCGAACACCATCCCTTGGCTGACAACCAACATCACCAAGCTCTAACCCTTCTGAATCTGAGGTCATCATGCGTAAAGACAACCTGAACGTGACGTTCAACGGCAACAACTACAACGGCTTTGAATTCGCTTTGCTGCCGCTCGGCGCCGCACGCCTGTGCGCGGCCCAGCAGATTGAAGACTCGGCCGACAATGCCCGTGTTTCTGTGGTCGGCAACTCGCTGCGTGTGGTCGAGTACCAACTGGCCGAGCAAGAGGCCCAAGCCTTCCAGGCGGCTGGCTTCGAGGGTGAGGTGCCCGCCACCGTCCAGGCGTGGGTCGACGCGGCCGGTCTTGAGCCGCAAGCCGCCGCCGAGAACATCTTGGCAGAGGCTGCCAAGTGGAAAGAGGCCCTTTATGCGATTCGCGCTGCCCGCTTGAAGGGCAAGCAGCAGGCGCTCAAGGCGGCCACTCACGACGAGGCCGAGGCCATTGCCGACGCGGCCATTGCCGCGATCAACGCAAGCGTGGTCGGTGTCGGCAACGCCTGACCCGCAAACCGCCTTCCTTGAGCGCCCCGACTGTCGGGGCGTTTTCGTTTCTGCAGGGCCGCCAAGCGCGGCCCTTGCCTTATCTGGAGCCCACATGGCTGGATTCTTTCACGGCGTTACCGTAACGAACGTCGACACCGGCGCGCGTAGCATCGCGTTGCCTTCGTCCTCGATCATTGGCCTGGTCGACACCTTCACCGAGGGCGGTACCGCTACGGCCAAGTACAACGACCTGGTGCTGATCACTAACGAGCGCGAGGCGGTGGCCGCGTTCGGCGAGACCTCGGCCATCACCAAGGCCTGCCGGGCCATCTACACCCGCGCCAAGGCGGTGATCGTCTGCTGTGGCGTGGCCAAGGCGGTCGACGCGGCCGCACAAACCTCCTCGATCATTGGCGGCGTGCTGGTCAGCGGAAAGCGTACCGGCCTGCAGGCGCTGTTGGACGGCAAGAGCCGTTTCAACGCCCAGCCGCGGCTGATCATCGCGCCCAAGCACAGCGCCACTCAGGCGGTGGCCACCGCAATGGATGCGCTGGCCGGCAAGCTGCGCGCTGTGGGCATTCTCGATGGTCCCGGCACCACCGACGAGGCCGCCATGCTCTACGCCAAGAACTTCGGTTCCAAGCGCTTGTTCATGGTCGACCCCGGCGTGCAGCAATGGGACACCACCGCCAACGCCCCGGTCGACGCCCCGGCCTCGGCTTGGGTGGCCGGTCTGTTTGCCTGGACCGATACCGAATACGGCTTCTGGGCCTCGCCGTCCAACAAGGAATTCGTCGGCATCACCGGCACCACTCGCTCGGTCGAGTTCTTGGACGGCGACGACACCTGCCGGGCCAACCTGCTGAACAACGCCAATATCGCGACCATCATCCGCGACGACGGCTATCGCCTGTGGGGTAACCGAACCCTGTCGAGTGATGCGAAGTGGGCCTTTGTCACCCGCGTGCGGACCATGGATATCGTCATGGACGCGATCCTGTACGGCCACAAGTGGGCGGTCGACCGCTCGATCACCGCGACCTACGTCAAGGACGTGACCGAGGGCCTGCAGGCGTTCATGCGCGACCTCAAGAACCAAGGCGCGATCATCAACTTCGAGGTCTACGCCGACCCGGTGCTCAACACGGCCAGCCAGCTGGAGCAGGGCAAGGTGTACTGGAACATTCGTTTCACCGACGTGCCGCCGGCGGAAAACCCCAACTTCCGCGTCGAGGTCACCAACCAATGGCTGACCGAAGTGCTCAACGCTGCCGCTTAAGGAGACCCCGACATGGCATTCATTCCCCAAATTCTCTCCAACACCAACCTGTTTGTGGATGGCAAAAGCTTTCAGGGCGATGTGCCCAGCCTGACCCTGCCCAAGCTCACCCTCAAAATGGAGGAGTACCGCCCAGGCGGCATGGATATGCCGATTGAGATGGACGTGGGCATGGAGAAGATGGAAGCCAACTTCACCACCACCGGCGTGCGCAAGGACTCGCTGAAGTTCTTCGGCCTGGCCGACGGCAACGCGTTCAACGGTGTTTTCCGTGGCTCGTTTAAGATCCAGAAGGGCGAAACCCTCGCGGTCGTGGTCACCCTGCGCGGCACCCTGAAAGAGCTGGACATGGGCGACTGGAAGGCCGGCGACAAGGCCGAGCTCAAGCACGGCATTGCCGTCACCTACTACAAGCTCGAAGTCGGCGGCGAGGTCATCTATGAGATTGACCCGGTCGGCATGAAGCGTGTCATCAACGGCACCGACCAGCTGGCCAGCCAGCGCGCCGACCTCGGCCTGTAACCCCCATTTCCCTCGCAACCCTTTCCGAATCAAGGACACCCTTTCATGAGCAAGCCAGCCCCGAAGTTCCTGACCCTGACCGCTGAAAACGTCACCATTCGCCTGTCCAAGCCCACCACCCTCAATGGCGTTGATCAGGCCACCATCACCCTGCGCGCGCCGACCGTGAAGGATATTCGCAGCGCGGGGCAGACCTCTGACGGCGATGATGCGCAGCGCGAGATGAACCTGTTTGCCTCCCTGGCCGAAGTGGGCATCAAAGACCTGGAAGGCCTCGCCTACAAGGACTACAACCGCATCGCCACCGGTTACAACTTTCTGGTGCAAGACGACGAACTGTAATCCCCAGTCGCTCAAGCACGCTGCCAAGCGTCTCGCGGCCGAGCTGCATTTCTCGGCCGCTGAAATCATGACCATGTCGTATGCCGACATGGTCTGGTGGCTTACCGATTGAGCTTGCACAGGGGGTAACCGATGGCAGGCAAGGTAGCGTTATCGCTGGTAATCGGCGGCGCCGTCGCGTCGTCGCTTGGTGCCGCGTTCAAGACCGCCGAAAACGGCATCCAGAAGCTGGAAGCCAAGGGCAACAAGGCCAAGGTGCTGAAAAGCACCATTGGCGAAACCATCAAGCTGCGCGAGGAATGGAAGCGCGCGCACGACAGCGGCGCGGCCGGCGCCGACAAGCTGCTGCGCAAGCTGGACAGCAACCTGGACTCCCTGCGCAAGCAAGGTGTCGAGGTCGGTAAGCTTGGTCGCGAGTACCAGCGGCTTGGACGTGAGGCGCGGGCCGCCGATCTGCAGCTCAAGGGTCACCAGCAGCTGCAGGCGGGCAAGGAATCGCTCAAGTCGAATATCGGCAGGGCGGTGGTGGCCACGGGCGCCGCTGCTGTACCGACGATGATCAGCGCGAACTATCAAGCGATCATCCGTGACATTGCGATCAAGGCTGATATTGCCAACAAGCCCGAGGAGCAGCAGCTTACCCGGACGGTGATCGACACGGCCAAAGACACGGGCATGTCACGCAATGACGTGGCTGACCTGGTCAACCAGTTGGTCGGCGCCGGCATGGAGCTGGACAAGGCGCTGTCGTATGCGCCGGTCGCGGCCAAGTTCGCAGTCGGCCAAGGCGCCTCGGGCGTCGACACCGCGTCGATGATCCAGGCGCTTGAGCAAAACGCCAAGATCAGCGACCCCAAGGTCATGCAGCAGGCACTGGAGGCCATCGCCTATCAAGGCCAGGCGGGCAGCTTCGAGGCCAGCGACATGGCCAAGTGGTTCCCGCAACTGCTGGCCGGCATGGAGAAGAACGGCATCACCGGGCTGGATGCGGTGACCTCGCTGGGCTCCATGCTGCAGGTCCAGATGAAGACCGCCGGCAGTTCCGACGAAGCGGCGAACAACTTCAAGAACTGGATGGAGAAGATTGGCGCCGGTGATATCAAGAAGGCTTACAGCGATGTGGGCATTGATTATCAGGCGTCACTGAATACCGGCCTGCAGAAGGGCATGAACGTCATTGAGGCGTCCATGGCCCTGGCGATGCGTTACGTCGAGAAGACCGACCCGGCCAAGGCCAAGCAGATCAAGGACGCCCAAGCCAAGATCGACAAGGAAGTCGACCCGGAGAAGGCCAAGGCGGCGCTGGAAGCGCTGGAGAAGACCCTGCGCACCGGCGATATCTTCGCCGACATGCAGGTCAAGGCGGCGCTCACCGCCTACGGGCAGAACCGGGGGCTGTACGAAGAACTCAAGGCCGACTCCAAGAAGGCCTCGGGCATCCTCGACAAGAATCTGGCTGAGCGCCGCGAGACGTCGGCGCAGCAGTGGGCCGAGCTGGGCCAGGCGGTGGACGACTCAATGCGCAGCATTGGCGATGCCATCCGCCCGGCCACCGACATGGCGGCGCAGGGGCTGACAAAGGTCGCCCGTGGCATCACCTCCCTGTCGGATCAGTTCCCGTCGATCGCCATGGGGATTGGCGGCATTACAGCGGCGGTAATTGCATTTCTGAGTGCGCGCAGTGCGCTGCGTGTAGGGCGCGGGGTGTTCAATATCGCCATGGGCCGTGGCCTGGAAGGGCTCGCGGGCCGCGCCGGCAAGACCGGGCGTGCGCCGATCAAGCTGCCCAAGACCGGCAACAAGGTGGTCGACACCGGCCTGGGGTTGCTGGGCAAGGTGTTTTCGCCGGGTTCGCAAGTGCCTGGCCAAGCCGATGATGCCGGCGTGGCCGCCAATGACCCGCAGCGCGTATTCGTGGTCAACGCCGATGCAATAGGCGGGATCGGCAGTAGCGTTGCAAATAGCGGCCCCGCAGGGCCTGCTAGGGGTAGTCGCAGAAGTCGCCGCCGGGAGCGACGGCGCGCAGCGCGACAGGGCGCCCCAGTGCGGCCTGCGCCGGCCGTTGAGGCACCCAAGGCGCCCAAGGCTGCCGTGGCCAAGGTTCGGCCGCTGCCTGCAGCGTTGTCGGCCCTGACCGCCACCGATGACCTGGGCAAGGTGGCGCGTTCGGTGCGGGGTATCACCCGCCTGACCAAGCGTCTGCCCGGCGGCAACATCGTGGACGCCGGCACGGCCGCGCTCGATGTCGCGCTGAACGCCAAAAGCCAGGATGAAAAGGCCGAGGGTTACGGCGGCGCCGCCGGCAGCCTGGCGGGCACCCTCGCCGGTGCTGCAGCCGGTGCGGCCATTGGCTCCGTGGTGCCGGTGATCGGTACCGCTGTGGGCGGCGCGGTCGGCGCCGTCCTGGGCGGCATGGGTGGCGAGTCCTTTGGGGGATGGCTGGGCAAACGCTGGTTCGGTGACGAGCCGGCCGACGATCAAGCCGAGCCGGAATCGCCGCCGGCACTGGGTGAAGCGTTACGCGTAACGGTCATGCCAGCCAAGGAAGTCGAGCCGGAGCCCGCCACGGCCCCGGTCAAGGCTGACCCGGCAGTGTCGTATGACCCGCGCGACTCGGCATCGAAAGATCCGGTCGTGCTGCCGGCACTCGCGGCCGACAAGGTGCGTTTCCCTGGTTCTGATCTGGTGCGGCCACCGGCCAACCCTGAGCCGCCGCTTGCAGCGCAGAAGGCGCAACCCGAGCCCTCGGTGCCCAAATTGGGCGATACGGTGCGGGAGGTAGCCAGCCCGGCGCCGGTGGAGCCAGCGGTGTCGTATGACCCGCGCGACCCAGCGTCGAAGGATCCGTTCCTGCTGCCGGCGTTGACGGCTGGCAAGGTACGGTTCCCCGGTGCTGGTTTGGTGCGGCCGCAGGCCCTACCCGAAGCCCCTGCAGCGCCCGAGGCGCAACCCGAACCGTCTACGCCGAAGTTGGGCGATACGGTGCGGGAGGCGACCGTGCCGGCGCCGGTGGAGCCGGCGGTGTCGTATGACCCGCACGACCCCGCGTCGAAGGACCCGTTCCTTTTGCCGGCGCTGACCGCCAACAAGGTGCGGTTCCCTGGTGCTGGCCTGGTTCGGCCGCAGGCCGAGCCCGAGCCGTCGGCGCCCAAACTGGGGGCTGCGGTGCGGGAAGCAGCACCGACCGCGGTACCGGCCAAGCCCGAGGTGTCGTATGACCCGCGCGACCCAGCGTCGAAAGATCCGTTCCTGTTGCCCGCCCTGACGGCCAACAAAGTGCGGTTCCCAGGCGCCGACCTGGTGCGGCCACAGCCTCAAGCCGAGCCGCCGGCCGTACTGGGTGATGTGGTGCGCGAGATGGCCAAGGCCGCGCCGCCGGCGGTCAAACTGCCCGAGGTGGCCCCGGCCGCCAAGGCAGCCGAACCGCCACCGGCGCCGAAGGTGGACAACACATTCACTTTCGCCCCGAACATGCCGCTCACGGTCCACGGTGATGTTAAAGACCCGAACCAATTGCTGAGCGAAATGGCGAACGGTATGCGCGGGCTGTTTGACGCCTGGCAGCGCGAGGTGGCAGCGCGCACGGCCTCGTCCCAGTTGTTCGATCAACCCCACGTTTAAGGAGGGCTTATGGCTTACATGGAGCTGCTGGAGTCGTCACTGTCCAGCCTGGTTGCAGCGGGGGAGGCCGGCCGGAAAAGCGCCGACGGCATGCTGGTACCGCTCAACGGCGCTATCAGCAGCATTACCGGTGCCGCATCCGAGCTGGAGAGCATCCCGTTTCTACCGCCCGAGCTGGGCGCCAAGGCGGGCCGCTTGGTGCGCAGCATCGGCGTGGCGCAAGCCCGTGTCGGGCAAGTGACGTCGATGTACAGCCGCGCCGTATCGGGCGTCAGCCAGGTGCAAGAACGCCTCGGCACGTTCAAGCAGATGGCCAGTAAGGTGTCGTCGGAGGTCGGCCGGGTGGCTGGCAAAATCAGTCCCTCGCTGTCCAACATCCTGCCCAGTGGCGGGCTGCTGGCCTCGGCCACGCCGACGCCGGAGGCTGTGGCGCCGTTCCCGCACCTGCTGATCATCCAGCCGCATGAGCCCAACGAGCAGCCTTACTACTTCAACCTCGGCACGGCCGCGTTTGACGAGTTACGCCGGCAGGCGTCGTTTCGTTGGCAGGGGCAGGAGCGATTGCGCCGGAGTACGGCGCAGCAGGCCGTGGGCCTGGGTGAGGAAAAGATCACGCTCAAGGGTGCGATCTTCCCGAACCATAAGGCCGGGCTCAAGCAGCTCAACACCTTGCGCTCCATCGGTCGCAACCTGCGCGCGCTTAACCTGGTAACGGGCTACGGCGAGGTGCTGGGCGACTGGTGCCTGATCAGTGTCGAGGAAGAACAAAGCCACCTGCTGGCAGGCGGTATCCCCCGAAAGCAAGGCTTCACCTTGGAGTTTGTGAGCTATGGCAACGACCTGCAGAACGTCTGACGGGGATCTGCTCGATGTGATCTGTCAGCACCATTACGGGCACCTCAATGGCACGGTCGAGGCCGTGCTCGATGCCAACCCGGATCTGGCCAGGCAGGCGCAGCCGTACCGCGCCGGCCTGTTGATCCTGCTGCCGGACCTTCCGGCGCCGGCGGTCGAGCTGCTGCAGCTGTTCGGCTAACCCGCGTTACGCGTAACGAACCCCGCCCAGTGCGGGGTTTTGCATTTCTGGAGCCTGCATGAAGCCCACGTATCAAATCGTCGCCGATGGCCACGACATTACTGCGCTGATCAATGACCGTCTGTTGCTGCTGCGCACCTCGGACAAGCCCGGCATGGAGTCGGACGAGTTCGAGCTGCGCATTGATGACCGCGATCAGGCGGTTGCGCTGCCTGCGCGCGGTGGCAACGTGGTGGTGATGATGGGCTATGAGGGCCAAGGATTGACCCGTATGGGGGCCTACACCGTCGACGAGGTGGAGTTGAGCGGCCCGCCCGACACCATCGTCATACGCGGCAAGGCCAGCGACATGCGCGGCAGTGGCAAGACCGTGCGCAGCGGCAGCTGGGAGAACGTGCCGCTGTCGCAGATCGTTGGCGAAATCGCCAAGCGCAACGGCTGGGAGGTGTCTTGCCCGGTCGACACCAAGGTCGAGCGCGTCGACCAGCGCAACGAGTCGGATTACAACTTTGTCACCCGCCTGGCCAAGCAGTACGACTGCACCGCCAAGGTGGCCGAAAGCAAGCTGCTGGTGATGCCGCGCCAAGGCGGGCAAAGCACCACTGGCAAGGCGCTGGCGGTCGTCACCATCAACAAGACGGACGTTTCCCGCTATCAGTTCCGCCTCGGTGATCGCAACTCGCAGAAGGCGGTGAAGACCCAGCACCAAGACCCGAAGACGGGCAAGTTGCAGGTGGTCGAGCTGGCCAACGAGGAGTCGCCGGACGGCCTGCCGCCGGTGCACACCGACCGTCATGTCTACCCCAACAAAACCGCCGCCCAGCAGGCCGCCAAGGCGCGCCTGGCTGCGTTCAATCGCAGCACCGCCGGCGTGCGGCTGGAAATACCCGGCCGCACCGACCTGTTTGCCGAACGCTCGATCAACGCCCAAGGCTTCAAGCCGGGGCTCGATGGCGAGTACCTGGTGGACGGGGTCGAGCAGGTATTCACCCAGTCCGGCTGGACTACGACCGTCGAGTGCAACGGCGGCAAGAAGGGCAAGGCCAAGGCCTCGGGCAAGAAAAAGAAAGACACCAAGCCGCTCAAGGTTGAGCAGCTTTAAACCCACGGCCGCATGCGGCCCTGACTGGAGACCTCAATGGCGATCTCAATTCAACAGCTTCAAAAAATTCTCCCTAACGCCGGCTCGAAAGCCGGCGTTTTTGCTCCAGGGCTCAATGCCACTATGGGTAAGTTCGCCATCATCACGCGCCTGCGTATGGCGGCGTTTCTCGCCCAGATCGGGCACGAGTCCGGGCAGCTGCAGTACGTGCGTGAGCTCGGCAATGACAAGTACCTGTCGAAGTACGACACCGGCCGCCTGGCTCAGCGCTTGGGCAATACACCTGCAGCAGACGGTGATGGCCAGCTGTATAGAGGTCGTGGGCTCATCCAGGTGACCGGCCGGTTTAATTACGAAGCGTGCAGCGAGGCTCTGTTCGGTGACAGTCGCCTGCTCAATACCCCCGAGCTGCTCGAACATCCGGTCTACGCATCGATGTCGGCCGGCTGGTTCTGGCAGAAAGAGGGCCTGAACAGCTTGGCCGACAAGGGTGACATCCTGGCCATCACCAAGCGTATCAATGGTGGTACGAACGGCCTGGAAGATCGCCAGGCCATCTACAAGCGAGCGCTTGAGGTGCTGCAGTGAGCGCCTGGGCCACCCGCCTGGTCGCCGTAGCGCTGCTGCTGGCCGCCAGCGCTGGCGGCGCCCGGGCAGCCTGGGTGTGGCAGGCCAACGCCTACAAGGCGCAGCTCACTGCTCAGGCCGGTGACTTCGGCAAGCAGCTGGCGGAGAAGGATCGCGCACACGCCCTGGAGCGGGAGAAGGCTGCAGTTGCTGCCCTCGAAAAATTGGCAGAACAGACAGGCTCTCGCCTTGCACTGGAAGGGCGACTACAGGATCAGGCCGAAACACACTGGAAGGAAATGGACGATGCTCAAAAAACTCAAGGTCATCTGCGTGACCGGCTTGCTACTGCTGAACTGCGGTTGTCAGTCCTTGTCGATGCCGGAGCCTTTGCCGCCTCGAGTAGTAACACTGGGCTGCGACAAATCGCCGGCACCGGAGGCGTGGTACATGGCGCCCTACGCGCCCAACTTGACCGAGCGCATGCTCAACGAATTGTCGCCATCACCGACGAAGGCGACCGGGGGCTGATCGCGTTGCAGGCCTGCCAGGCCTACGTCCGCGAAGTCACTCAGTAGTAAAGAGGCGAGCCGGGACGGATGCGTCAACATCCAGCCCGGCTCGCCGAACCCGCAGACCCTTCCTGCAAGTCCAGCCGTGGCCCCTGCCTTGTGCACAAAGCGCGGCGAGCCTAACACCTGTTTATTCATACAGTAAAGACTTGCATACCTATGACCTCTCCAATCATCCCCTGGATGGGTGGCAAACGCCGCCTGGCCGACCGCTTGATCCCTCTCTTTCCCCCTCATGAATGCTATGTCGAAGTCTTCGCCGGCGGTGCCGCGTTGTACTTCATGCGCCCCCAGGCCGCCCCCGTGGAGGTGCTGAACGACCTCAACGGTGACCTGGTCACCCTCTACCGCGTTGTACAGAACCACCTCGAGGAATTCGTCCGCCAGTTCAAGTGGGCGCTCAGCTCTCGCCAGATATTCGAGTGGCAGAAGATGACGCGCCCCGAGACGCTCACCGATATCCAGCGCGCCGCTCGGTTCTTCTACCTCCAGCAGCATGCCTTCGGTGGCAAGGTCACCGGGCAGACGTTCGGTACCGCCACCACTGGGCCGGCCATCAACCTGCTGCGCATCGAGGAGAACCTGTCCGCCGCGTGGCAGCGCCTTGCCGGCACCTATGTCGAGAACCTGTCCTGGCTCGCCTGCGCCGAGCGCTATGATCGAGCACACACGTTCTTCTACATGGATCCACCCTACTGGCAGACCGCCGGCTATGGGGTGGACTTCCCCTTCGAGGAGTACGAGCGCATGGCCGACTTTATGCGGCGTTGCAAGGGGAGGGTGATGGTCAGCATCAACGATCACCCGGACATCCGGCGCGCCTTCGCCGGCTTCCACTTCGAAGGCATGGATATTCGCTACAGCAACACAAATCAGCGGCAGGGTAGGGCGGAAGTAACCGGTGAGCTAGTGATCATGAACTGGCAGCCTTCCTCTCTGGGTAGCTTGTTCTAAGTCCCTTCAACAGCCTGCTGTAGTCGGATCGGTTACGGTTGCGCGTCGCTGGCCAGCTCGGCCAATCGCTGGCTGGCGACGTTATCTACCAGGATCTCCACGCGCTCGATGTCGGGACGAGCCAAAACGTGCCCCATGTCCAGGCCAAGGCAGACGCCCTGAGCGGTAGCCTGCGCGATCAGGCAGTTTACAGGGCTGTTGGCTGCTTCAATCGATACGAGTGCCAGGCGCAGACGCCTCTGGATTTCGGGCGGTAGCACCAAACCAGGTGCCAGTTCGCCGCGTGGGAATCGATAGCGCTGGATCATGGCTGTCTACTCAAGCAGGTGATAGTCGCGGCGATCGCGAGGGTCTTTAGTGGCTCCGCGACAGTTGTCCCCAGACATCGGGGGGTGTCCGGGTATGAAAATTAATCCCTCTTTTTCGAATGCGAAGGCTAAGGCTTGCATTGTGACGTCTCGCAATTCGGCCCCCTTCTCGAGGCGTCTTATGGCATCTCTTGAAGCGCCTGATCTGAATGCAAGAGCCTCAACGCTCCAGCCTAAGCGCAGACGGGCAGGAGCACAGTGCGCGCTCTTGAAGCCGTTCGGTAGGTGATCCATGCACCACGCGATAATCTCAAGCTGCTCGTCATCAACGGGCAGCCGTATGGGGTTTTGGTCGATCACGTCTTGGGACATTGGAATGCCTCACTGTATGAATAGACAGTATATTGCCTTGCAGGGTTTTGAGGCAAAGGCTGAGTGACGCGGTGTCCATAGAGTCTAAATCTTGGCCTTAGTCCTGATGTGGTGGCTCGCTCGGGAAGCTGACTGCACGTAGAAGACTCTCGCGATCAGGGCCTGACAGGGCTCTGGTCCTCTCCGGGAATTTATGAGTCGTTGTAATTCACATTGAATCCGCCAGCCTGCAACCGTACGCTATTATCAGGCAATCGGTATCCCCTTAAATTTCAAGGAGAATGAGAGTTGGACTGGATGGTGGAATTCAAGGAAAAGATGCTTGGAAGGACAATCAATGTCGAAGATATAAATGGAGGGTTTGCGTTAAAGTTTGAGCACATCCCGTCTAGTCTTTTCAAGTACAGGGAGTTTGATGATAGCGGTTATTCATTGGGTAACCTGGCGTCCAATACGGTTTGGATGAACTCTCCGCAGAATTTTAATGATCCGTTTGATTGCTCTCTTACAGTGAGCATGAGCAAGCTAAGTCCAGAAATACTGGAAGGGATTCATGAGATTTTGAAGATCATGAAGTATGAGGGTGATGACCTAGAACGAGTTGTTGAGCTGGTGTCGGTGACGTCTAATCCTTATGCTGAGTTGTTTGCTGTTCTGTCTAGGGAGGGGCGTATAGATGGTGATGTTAGTGTCGCCTTGACTTCGCTGCTGGAGGCTAGAGATGATAGGCTCATAAAGGATTTTTCAGAGAAAACAAAGGATTTGGTAAAGATTTGTTCGTTCTGTGAGTCGAATGCATCAATTTTAATGTGGGCGCACTATGCAAAAAATCATACGGGTTTTTGCATTGAATATGATTTCAAGACTTTGGGTGTTGACCATTTAAGTACTAAGCTTCTTTATCCGGTCCAGTATAGCGAGTATATGCATGATCATGCTGAGCATATGTTGATTGAAGATCATGAGAGAGGCAATCCGCTCTCTATAGTTTTGCCGGCAATAACCAAGAGTCAAGATTGGTCCTATGAGCGTGAGTGGCGCTTGGTTTATTCTAATAATTTTCTTGAAACGTCAAGAGCTATTCCTGTGCCAACGCCAGTGAGGGTTTATGCAGGTGTACGCATCGATGATGAAAATTTTGTTAAGCTCCAGCGCACATGTGATCTTATCGGTGTGCCTTTGGTAAAGATGAAAATGTCGAGAAACGCCTTTAAAATTGTACCGGAGATCTGAGTCCATCGGTCTTTGCGGGCTTCCGTCGCCTTAGTGCCACTACCTGCTTTATCGGGGCTACGTCGGTGATTTGTAGAAAATTGGTACCAGCTCTCCCTCACACTTAGGTGTGTGGGCTGGCTCAGTGCAGGCGAGGTTTGGAGCGATATTTTTTTATGAGGCGATCAAGGCGCGCCCGCATTTGGTCTACCTCAAGGTCATCACTTTGCCTGCCCTGATTATCCACTATGATTGAGTTCCTGACCCGCTCCAGAACCTGCAAATCTGTAAGGGAATCGAGTTCAGTTTCTGTGAGCCTAGGGTTGTTAGCCAGCACTAGAGCACGTAGCTCTTCCATTGCGCGGTCGCGTTTCAT